ATTCTGAATTTACGTGTACGGAATTTCATATCTCATCTCCTTCTCGTTCAACCAATTCCACATGAAATGCATCCATGAAACCTTCATCCTTCGTGTCCATGTTTCCATTCCAATCACAACCTAGACGGACTTTATATCCCATAGTTGCGGCTACACCTTTGATAAAGAATGCAGTAGCAATGATGATTTCTCGGTTATTCCAGATAGGTTTCCCTCCTGCATATGGAACGAAATCTACAGCCTTAGAAGGGTATGAATTATGCTTTGAGGCTGGAAAGCGAAGTTTACTTTTCCCTTCAGCAAACGCCAAATCTTGCGCCTCTTGGCCACGGTGCCCGCATGTGATTCCAACATCTACATGTTTGATTACTTCATTGAAGATATCTTGCAGATGCGGATCACAGGTGAGTAGACGGGTCTTGGATGACAGAGAATATTGAGGCATAGAAATCTCCAGTGTGAGAAGAGTGAATCAACAAGTGAATATGCCCCAGATCAGATAAACCGACCCAGGGCACATGGTACTTATAGACTCAAATTAAATCTGCGAACAAATTACACGACGTGAATCTCAACAATGTTCGTATAGGCATTCGGATTCGGATTCTGTTCCGTCTTCTTGCCATGACGCAAAGATGTGATCACGATAACTTCGGCGCCCTCAGATTTCTCCATGATTTCCCGATTCGTTCCAGGGCCAAAGTGTGAGGACAGCGCAGCAATGATCTTGCGATAATTACTTTGACCAAACTCATTGTCCATCTTGAACGACACAGTAGTCAGGGAGCCAGGAACAAGAGGTTCAGTTCCAGAATCTGCCAGCTCTTCTGTAGCAATAGCAGACAGCTTAACTCCGATAGAAGTCGGACGATCCTTGGTCGGCATTTCCCAGAACATATTTGCGCGATGTGTGCCGGCAGGATAAGTAACAAAGTCAGGCACTTGTGCCAGATCATCCAATGTACCTTCCAGCAGAGAATCCATGTTGAAGGCAGCGGCGTCCAGAGTGTTTTCGATGCTCATGATATTACTTTCGTTTAGATAGAATGAAGTTTTAATTTACTTCGTGGTTGAGGAAACGTGAGATTGTCCGGTTGTCAGAATATTTTCCATCAAGGTGGCATATCCTGCAATGTCGCGCCAGTGATCTGGCTCGTTAGGATTCCCGGACAGAATCCTTCCGATCTTGTGTTGGATCATTTCGAGAGCCTCTTTCTGATATGACGGAAGATCATTCCAATTCTTTCCATCTTCTCGCATATCAGTCTTGAGCGCCTGCATGATCCGACCATTATCAATAAATGATCCATGAGTTTTTGCTCGGTCAGTCAGTGTAGATTGTACGTCTTGTGTCATTTCTTTACTCCTGCTCCGGCGCCAAATTTAGCTGCCAAAGATCCTAGTGATTTAACTGCTACTTCTCCAGGAGATCCCGCAGTCATTGGATTACTCACCTTCGCAGTGCCATCGAACAGTCTCCCTAGTGAGAGCTTCTCTTCTTTCTCAATCTCGAAATCACCTCGGCTCCGTGTCAGAACTTTCGGCGAAGCTGTAGACTTACTAAATGCTCGATGCTTACAGTTTTTAATCTCCGTATACACAACACAATCAAATGCGGATGCAAATGATGCAGACATGCCGGCAGATCCGAATGACGGAACAAGTTTAACTCCACCATCTTCGAGTTCCGCTTCTTGACAATGCGCAGTTACGATGAGATTCCCACGGAAACCTTGGAACTGAGACTTGAAGAACTCCGTATACTTTCGCAGAGCGCCCCAGTCATCACGCTCCGGCTTAGTTTCCACACTCTTATCTTTCATGGTATACGCCATGATCGAATAGGACAGTTGAGTTCCGGTATCGAGAACCAGAATGTCTTTCTCCGTCATCTTAGAGAAATCAACTGGAGAAATAATGGCGCCCGGAGTTTTCGCACAGATCGGACATGCATCTTTTCCGTGCAGATCACAGATGTTTGCGCGGCCATTCTTAAATAGAGTGAGAAGAGTCTGAGCAGCAATCGGATATGAAGCTGAATCTGGAATGTTAATCAGATCAATGCGTTCTTTGGCTTCAGCACTCAACTTCACCAGAGTGTCCGCCGCATTCTCAATGTTCAGCCAGATCAGATTGTAACCTTCTTCTGCCATCTGAGCGGCGAGTGTAGATTTCCCGGTGCCTGAGAGTCCGATGATTAGGACACGCTTAGTTAGTGCAGGTGTGTATGATGAGAGTTTCATTTCGAAGGTTCCCTAAGTTCGCTCAATACTTCAAAAATTAATTGTGCAGCCTTACGAAGTTTATGTCTTTGGAATTCCGTGAACATATACTGTCTAGTTATTCCGTCTTGATACAGCTCTTCCCAGCAAATAGGCGCCGCCATAGATGTGAGATGTGCAGCCCGGCCTAACCAGCCAAGAAGCATCCATCTAGTTTTCTGTCTGTTCATTGCCATCTGAATCTCCTTCTCCAATTCGGAGTTGCGCCTCAATCAGATCCTGCACAGTAAGTTTCACCTGATAATCTGTCTTATCTTCCTGCTCAGGTGTGCAAGGTTTCGTGAGATATTCCGTGCTCAGTCCGCATGTTTGAAGATACTCGCAGTCTCGGAAGAATGCAGTGCAAGATTCTCCACGCTGCGGATAGATCCCTTGATCCTCGAACATCTTAATAATTTCAATATCCAGAAGCATCTCACGAATCCAGAGAGCGCGTTGCAGATAGGATTTCGTAAAAGGAATCGGATGGTATTCCATCGTAGTCGTTTGATAGACTAGATATAGCACCTCATAACTTGATAGACCTGGAAAGAGAACATCAAGAACAACAGAATAACCGATAGCCTGAGAAGAATTTTTATAGGTAGCAGGATTGATCGTAGTGAAACCAGTTGTCTTGCATTCAAGTACGAGTACCGCCCCCGTGATCTTGGATCTAAGAACAGCATCCACGAAACCACGTAAGCGGAATCCATCTGGGAATTCTACTGCAAAAGATAACTCACAAGCTGGCTTACCTTCAAAGTAAACAAGTTCGTATTCATCTAGGAATCCTCCTTCTCGCATAGATGCGAAACGTTGCAGCGCGATACATGCAGTCCAGAAAGACTTCTTAGCTTTCTCATCTACGTTCATCAGATCAGTATGCCAGCCTAGAAAAGCTCTCCACAGAACTTCATCCAGACTCTTACCTTCTAGGAGATCCTGTAAACCTTGGCCAACTATATGTCCAAAAGCGAACGTGATTGTAGATTTAACAGACTCTTCACTCTTGAAGGTTGTTCGCAACTTCTGAAGCTGGAATTTCCTAGGGCACGAGTGTAAGGAGAGTAAACTGGAATACGATAGTTGGCGAATGCGGTAGTCAATAACTCCTTCATAGCCTGGTTCGACGAAAGAAACTCCGCTAGACCCTTCTGTTGATCCACAGTCAAGTCCCACAAATGAGTCTCCATCCACACTTTCAAGGTTAAGAAATGTATCGAGGTCGAATTCAATGGTAGACATTTATATATCTCTGTTATGAGAGGTGAATAATAAGTTGTCATTGCTTTGTATGGGCAACACTTATATCCAAGCCAGTTCCTTAGAAGTACATAGTCGGAATACTCAAGTGTTATACATCTAAGAACAAGCAAACTATGAAGATCAACAGGATGTTCCATAAATAAAGGCCCCCGAAGGAGCCTAGTTTAGTTAGATAGTTCCTCAACTGCGGCGTCCATAGATATATTGGCACACATATGCAGCAGCCATTGCAGTAGGACGAACTTTGAATCGGCTAAGAGGAAGAAACTTATGAGTGTATTTCATGATCTTGTTCCGTAAGTAAATGTTGAGATATCAAAACGCGTCCACACCTTGGGCCGCGATCTTAGATTTAATTCCCTTCGCAGTTCCCTTAGTTGCCGCCGCTGCGAATTCAACTCCGGTCTGCACCTTTAGACCATTCACAATTACTGAGATCTGATCTTCCGAAAGAAGTGTGACATTCTCAGGTTGCGCACGTAGAGTTGTGTGGATTTCACGAAGCAGGCCAGGCATACGAGGATGACGATCAAGCAGAGAAGTTTGAAGTTCAATTACTTTATCGTACAGTTCGGAGCCCGAGGGGAGATTCTTTTCCTGAGTAAGGATGAGACTCTTTTGAACTGGCGCCGCTGGCTTAGATTCTGGAACTGCTCCTACATTAGAAATATTCTGGCCAGCAGATGCTTTTGCTGCGGCAAGTCGTGCTTTAATTTCTGCGATACCCATGATGCGATCTTTCTAAAATTAATTCAATCCCACGGAGGCATGTCACCTTGATCGTAACAGTCATCATCTTCCACATCTGGCGGTGGGTGCCTTGGATCAGTTGCTTTCTTCGCAGCGTCTAGCAAACCTTTCTCTTTCATGATCCACTCAGAAACCATAAGCATATCTCGGCCAGTTTCATCTGGAGAGGTGACAATACGTTTCACTTGAGAGAGCGGAAACCACTCAGAAAGATGCGGAGAAATATCTACTTCCCCTATACATTTAATGACAAAGCGCACAGCTCGCGCAGTCTCTGCAACTTTGGTTCCGTAAAGAGTAATAAGTACGTCTGAGCGGCTCATTTAGAAGTCCTCTTTTCCATAAGAGAATGTGAGATAGAATGTGATGATTGCATTCTGTCTACGGTTCCACAGGATTGCACGCTTATCATCAAGAAGGATTTTATACCCAAGGTCTTTCCACTTTTCTTTCGTGACTGCTTTAATAATCCGCCCATGAAGCGGCCTAGCAGCGGCGACAGAAATCCCTACCTTCTCAGCTTCTTCAGCTGGAAGACTCTTTAGCTTGTGCCAGATTGTTTCATATTGGCGCATGGTTGAGAGAGCGGGAAATGGATATGGATGGAGAAGAAGGACTAAATGAGAATCGAACTCATATTACACTGGCGATCCCTGCCATAAGAATAAATTCTTGCAGGCCCTTGCGTGTTAGCCATTACACTATTAGTCCAAATATGAAGATATAAAGAACTCACCTAGGTTTCTGCATTGACATGATTCCTGTCGCCAGACCAGAGACAGATGGATCGAATCAGTTACCAGCTAAGTGAGTTCTTTATATTCTCGTTAGAAGACACAATTAAAGGACAGTTTTACGTCATGTCCAGGACGTTTCCCTAGCAGATGATGTGATCTTTAATGCCAGGGAAAAACATCTTACAGATTCGCAACCAGAGCTTCCACATCATCAGCCTTGAGATAGTTCTCAATGCGACGCAGCAGGAATTCCAGCACATCTTCGTATTCCGCAGCGTTCGGGGAATGTTCAATGTACAAGCTCAGTTGAACTTGCAGCGCTTGCAGAACCGGCTTATTGGTTTTAACTGGAGTCAGCTTACGAGTGTAAACTTCCACAGCATTGCCAACTTGCGCAGCAGTCTTGCCAGAAACCGACGGCATAACAGCAATGTAATCTGCTGCAAAACCCTTCCACGATTCTTCCGAAATCGTAGCAGAACGGCGATCTTCGCGCGGCTGATTTGCAATCGCATCCCAAGTGAACTTGCTCAGATCAATTGTATCTTGCGAAGCATTGTCAGTATCAGCAACCCAAGGACGCAAAGCGGATTGGATTGTATCGTACAGAGCTTCTTGCAAAAGTTCCAAACCCTTGCCACCGGCTTCCAGAATTTGCACGATACCTTCAACAGAAGGAACACCGACGGAAAGTTTCACAGCTTGGCGCTGCATACCCATCTTATCCTTCTTGAATCGGAAATTGAATTCCTTGGCATCCACAAACTTGTCGAAATTCGGGGAGATTGCGCCGGAAGTTTGAGTAGTTTCGCTCATGATAGTACTTTCTGAATTGTGGAACCGTAGTTCCGATTGAGGGAAGACAGGAAAGTTTTAGAACAGACTTTCCCTAACTGTTGGATGCATAGTAGCACGAGGGGGATAGCGTGTCAAGCCCCTTGTGAGGGCTAGATTATCGGGTGCGCTTGTTTAGTTTGATTCAGTCTCCAGCAATACTGACGAGCTTTAGCATCGTGAATAGTTATAGGCTGACAAGTATTACTTATAAGATATCGCCACTGTCGCTCAAACACGCACCAATAAATGTGAGGACGCATTCGCAGTGTCCACCGTGCTTTAGTTGAAATAGGAGGAATAGGAGGAATAGGAGGAATCTTATCTAGCTCAAGGCTCATATCTATACCTCACATTGAGTTTAAATTCATATGTCAACGTCCGTTCCCAATTCGTCACATCAAAAGGATACTCTGAATTTCCTGCGATTGCAAGAGTGGTGAGAAGTTCTAGGGCACGCACAGCCTGACCCAGTTTGGGAAAGTATGTGGTATCTCGTGAACCAGGTTCCTCGAATAGATGTTCTGGATCTATGTAGATTGTTCCTAGATAGTAGCCGGCCGGGGACTTGAGAATCTGGAGACGAGAATAGTAAGATGGTTCGATTGCTCCTGGAGAATATGTGTTGCGGACTTGAAGGGATTTGAGTGGGTGATCCTTGGTAGATTGAAGAAGAGAAATAGCTGCGAAAGATTGTTCAACTTCGGAAAGCATATGCAAGTGAGATTGATTCGCCGTAGATCGCACAGTTCGCGCGGTGTTCATGATAGGTGTCCTCTGTGTTCAAGGAAGTATTTAGGTTCTTCATTCATGGGAATAGCTGCACAATTCTTATGTGCCTCATTGAATCTCTGCTGCTCTTCAGATACCAGAGTTGTGAGGTGAATCTCCTGAATTGTCAGGCAACCTGAGCAGCGGAATCGGAAAACATTTGTCTGAATGTGCGGATGCAGAAGCGATATCTTCCAGGAATCTGCGGAGCGTGGAGGAATTTGTAGGAAGTTCATGGTACGGTACCTTTCATCTTGATGATAGAAACTCATTTAGATTTCCGCATTAATATCGTAACGAATGTTCATCAATAGTTTTCCTAGATATCCGGCCGAATCTAGGATATGCCGGA